GGAGGGAGGATCGGGGACCCCCAGCCTTCATTTCCCCTACGTACGCAGCGTCTAGATTAGGTGGCAAGCTAATAGTGTCGCGCATGCGGGTAGATATCAGGCCCCTTGCCTGTGAGCCCGTGTCCCTAACAGGCTCGATGGAACAGTTGCTAAACTGGTCTTTGGGTTCGGAATTTTGGGTCGGGTGTATCAAAATCCGCCCGCTTCCACGGGCGTAGATTCTCTGGGTAGAGAGGTTCTGGCAGTGCAGTTGGTACATTCAGATCCTTTGATTTTCTGTCCGCTTCACGGACAAACCCGGCCCAGTGCTTCACATAGCGTGGATCGACCATGCTTTCATCTAGTTTCACCTCAGTGGTGACTGAAGAATCAAACATGTTTTCCAATTCCAATTGGATATCGATCGACACGCCGAACACTCTAGCGAGGACGTCGCGGCTCCCGGGCTGAACCGCGCGTGGGACTAACGAAGATTTCCGGATGTCTTCAACCATCCGGCTATCCCACCAGGAGGTCCCTCTCTCGAGAAGGTACCAACTCAACAGATCATTAAGCTTCTGGCGGTCAAACTCCGTTACCCTCAAAATCCAGAGGGCGATGGACTGAACTACAGGACACCCAGGATACTGGGCGAGGTAGGACAACCCCTTAATTTGCGCCAAGTTCCTTAGAACGTGGGGCTTGGCCCGGACGTAATCGTGACCTGCCCAAGAGCAGGTCAACAAAACCTTCCACGGGTCGCACAGAGTGTGCAACACGTCCGGATGGGTCACGACTCCACAGAACGAAGCTTCATACCAGTTATCCACCGGTATAAGCTTGATCTGGAGCCCCAACCTCAGGAAATCCCCCGGGGTCGGGTCACGCAGCCCGTTGTGGCCGTACAGGCCGTCGTCGCCTTCAACGACGTAATACACCTCCGTTGCTCCGCACAAAAAACGCAGAATGAACTCAACAAAGGCAGGATTGCTCACTCCATTAAACACAGACGTCGTCATCTTTCCGGATGAACGACGGCCCCTGATCAGGGCGTAGAACAAGGTGGACATCAAGATCTTAACCTCAGCGTCCGAAAGCATCTGCCGCGGCCCCCTTAGGTGGAGCATGATCGACAGAATGAACTTGGCCATTTTCAGCTCCGTGGAAAGCTGAATTTCTGGGACAAAACTGGCCTCGAAAGAGCTATAGTCCGAGGAAAACCAGCGCAAATTGGTGAACGCAACGCGATCCCTTATATACGTCGGCCACTCGGCTCGGGGCACGGTCTTTATATACTCCGGTCGAGAAAAGACCTGATTTTCGATTGCCTTAGCAAACGGCCCTTCGATCACTTTCTCGTGATCCGTGGGCGAATGGATTGCCCGATGAAACTTAGGTTCAGGATAAAACTCGCGTTTCACGAAACATTTCTTCTTGTTAATGTTCCCAAGGTCGACGCGGCCGTTTACCACGTCCTCGTACGCCTTGTCATACTCTAACTTTCTCCACTCGGGGTGGTTAACCCCGTCCCTCCACTCTTTGTAAGTCTGCACTTCATCCGGCCTGATCGGCCGATAATGGTTGTGCATCCTGATTTTGAAGAATTTTTTGTACTCTCGGAAAAGTGCCCTGTCGATAGCAGGGCGTTTGTGCACCAACCTTTTCCTGAGCCCCTGAGTTGCAGACATAGGATCTTGTGAGTTTGGTCGGAACATTACTGCTCCACTCACGAGAAACGGAAGGCTCACACATTCCGGGTCTCTTATCAGTCTATTAGAAGTGGCAATACGCATCACCCGACCATCTTGAAGGTCAGGATCATTCCAGCTAACGCCACCCAGATCGACTTCATCCGAATTATACCCGTAAAGGTAGAGCCTAGTGTCTGCGGGGCGGGTTATAAACCCCAAGGCTGAACGGCCAATTGTTGGCCGCTCGACCTTGACTTCGCCCAAAGCCAGTGGATCATGATGACATGGGCAGTAGAAGGATACAGCATGGCATAGATCGCAGGACGCAAATCATTGGCCACACTACCATTCGTCTTAAGATTCCGCCTAACGGTCCTGAATTTCTCCGAAAATTCACCGCTGGGCTCCATGACGTCTGGATTTGTTGCCTGCCAATGGAATAACGTAAGATCAATAACGTCTCCATTAACAGAGGGAACAGTGCTGAGAAGTCTATTCCTGACTTCTCTAGGGTGCATGACGTCCTGCACAAGCAGCGAACGTTCGCACTCCGGATTCCAGAGCACCGTCCCTTCAGGAACTGGGACCAAGGTCCTGGCCGAAGGTGGCGAGATCCACCAAATCCGGTCCACAATATGCCTCACAGCTTCTCCGATCTTTCCTGATCGTTTAAAGAAGATGTTAACACCACGATTCTCCTCCTCTTCAAAGAGAGAGACAGTGTGGTGCACCCTGACGCCGAAACTGGACTCCATCACTTGAGCAGCTCTGAAAGTCATGTTCCTGCGGTCAGCTGAAAGGCGGACTTGGTCCGCCGCATCGAGCGGGTCGTAGTCTAGCGAATGCCTAGCCGTGACCGTAGTCCAGGTAGGAATCGTCCGTGTGCCGAGGTAGTACAACCCGGCTGAGAGGCCGAAGGCGAGGTAAGTACCCCCCTTATTCATGTACCTGCAGTGCTTTGCAGCAAAAGTCAGATAACCTCCCCACGAAAACCACTCACGATCGAGAAGGTACATTGCAGGTTCATAGAAAACCTTATAGGAAAAATCCAATGCACCTATAGCGGCAACGAACGAGGCGAATTTTTGCAGCACCGGAATCCCTCGACGGTAAACCAGCACCTCAATTTCCTCCTCATAGGTTTCAGGCAATGCCCAGTCTACCTCTCCGGGGAACTCCCCTTCACGTCCTGAGATAAGACCGAGCGCAAGATTTGTGAGGCCGCGCGCTGCGTCCCGCGCGTCAAGAGCCCTGAGATCGTTGATATAGCGTAAGAGATCTTCCACGCTTCCAACTCCCCCCATGGGCCGACGTCGAAGCACGTTTTCGAAAATCTCCTCATTAACGTTCACAATGCCTGTCAGCCGCTCAAAAGGATCTTGCATCCTCTCGAGCTCTTGTCTTGCCTCATCACGAGCCTGTTCTGCTTGCTCTAGCCTGCGCTGCACACGCGCATGCATAGCTTCCTGATCACGAACCTGCCCGTCCGCCACTGAAGCCTGGATCTTCTTCGCGGCGGCCTTTCCCCGTGGGCCCGGGGAGTTGCTGCGGCTCGAAGAGGCCGCAGACTTGGTTGTTGTGTTTTTCTCTTTACCGACTTTTCCTTTCCTACACTTCTCAGTTGAGTGACCCCAATTTCCACAGTTGTCACACTTCATTTTCCTCTGCTTCTGGGTCTCCCCAGGGGCCAGAGGTCCCCGGTCCTCACCGGGTTCCATTATGACCGGCGAGCCGCTCCTCGCGCGGCCGCCGTGATAAAGAAGTGAAAGATTGATCGCTTAATCCGAGCAAAAAAGCAAAAGAACCCGGTAGTACCGAGCCGGTGCCTGACTACGACGTGTTTAACCAACTCACTTCGCAGTGTAAGGCAGTCAAACGGATACATGAAAAAGTTATAAACTCCGAAGAGCCTCCAACCAACAATCTCCGTTGCCAAAGAGGGATCCTGTATTGCCCAATTAAGGCCCACAACTGAGGCAACACCAACAGTCGCGGCAGGAATAACGCCAAACCCAAAATAGTATAAACTATCCATACGCAGTTCTGGGGCGCAATTAAGGTGCCTGTTCCCCCCCCCATCTGACCACACCTTTGATGATCAATAGCTAGGTGCTAGGGGTGAGACACCCGTCCCCCTTACAGGGCCATTTCACTGCCGCTTGCAACAGCAGCTACTCAGGCCCGTGAGGACGATAGTAAAGGATGGAACCTCGCCAGTCTTCACCAACGGGTCTCTCGGGTCGGGGCGCGCGCCGTGCTTCACGGCTTTCCGCAGGGGATCACAGTCTGTTTCAGTTTGATGGGTGGTCCTGCTCCACCTCCTAACTCACATCCACGCATTACGGTCCGCCAGCACTAGCGCCCGCGTCCTCCTTCCTCGAGAGGGATAAGCTTTCGCCGTCCCTTCATCGCCGTAGCGACCAGAAAACATAGGAG